GGGACAGGGGATAGGGGACAGGGGACAGGGGATAGGGGACAGGGGATAGGGAGAAGGGGATAGGGATTGCAAATTGTTTTCACTGACCACTACCCACTACCCACTGATCACTACCCACTGACCACTACCCACTGACCACTGACCACTGTCCACTATTCCTTTGCGTCTTTGCGCCTTTGCGTGAAACTCTTTGATAGGATTTATGATGGTTAAAAAACCCAAACCCAAACCAAAGCCCAAAAAATCTCCCTCCCAGTTCCGCGATAGGATCAAGGGCCTGCGCCGCGTGCGGGCCGGGGACCTGGTGGCCAACCCCAAGAACTGGCGGACGCACCCCGCGGAGCAGGTCGCCGCCATGCGCGGCATCCTCTCCGAGGTCGGCTACGCCGACGCCGTGCTGGCCCGCGAGCTGCCCGACGGTCAATTAGAACTGATCGACGGCCACCTGCGGCAGTCCCTGGACCCCGACCAGGAAGTGCCCGTGTTGGTGCTGGACCTCGACCAGGCAGAGGCCGCGAAGCTGATGACCGTCTTAGACCCGCTGGCCGCCGGCGCGGAAGTCAACACGGAGGCCCTGGGAAAACTCATGCGCGAAATCGACTTCGAGAGCGAAGCCCTGCAAAAAATGATCGCCGACCTGGCCAAGGAAAACCAGATCGACCTGGGCGGTGAACCAATGTCCAGTCCCGCCCCGCAGATCGATCGGGCAGAAGAACTCTTAAAGGTCTGGAAGGTCCAAACCGGCCAATTATGGGAAATTCCCGGCAAGGCCGGCATGCACCGTGTTATGTGTGGAGACTGCCTTGAATTGATTAAAGGTATTGCCGGCGATTCGATTTCCATGATCTTTATGGATCCGCCGTACGGCCACAACAACAACAACAACGACCTCATTCACAAAATAGAAGCCGCCCTGGGGAAGCGTAAAGCGAGCGGGATAAAGAACAAGCCCCGGCCGATCGCCAACGATGGCCCGGAGGCCAATGACCTCTTGCGAGGTATATTACCCGAAATCCGCCGCGTGCTGTTGCCCGGTTGCTGCTGCTGCTGCTGCGGCGGCGGCGGCGGCCGCGATCCGCAATTTGCCCGCTGGTCTCTGTGGATCGATGAAGTGATTCCGTTCAAAATGTGCGTGGTCTGGGACAAGGGCGGGCTAGGGTTGGGATGGCACTACCGCCGCTGCTGGGAATGCGTGCTGGTCGCCGAGAAACCAGGCGCGGCGTGCCATTGGTTTGGAGGCAATGACGTGCCGAACATCATCCGCGACATTGGCATAATCATTCCCAACCAGGATCAGCACCCCACGGAAAAACCCATCGGCCTGGCCGCCTGGTTCATTGAACTACACAGCCGGGAAAAAGAAATTATTCTCGATCCATTCCTCGGCTCGGGCAGCACCTTGATGGCCGCCGAGCAACTCGGCCGAGTCTGCTACGGCATGGAGATTGAACCCAAGTATGTGGCGGTGATCTTGCAGCGGGTACAAGACGCCGGCCTGGAACCGAAGATTGCAAATTGACCATTGCAAATTGAAAATTGCAAATCGTCTGGCCCCTGGTCCCTATCCCCTAGCCCCTATCCCCTGTCCCCTATCCCCTATCCCCTGTCCCCTAGCCCCTATCCCCTATCCCTCCCCCGTTACACCCGTGTAACTCTTTTCCCAATCCTGGCCCAAAACAGGCCAAAAAGCTGGCAATCGGGCCAGCCCGTCCGGTAGGTTCCACAATAGCCGACCCTTCTTCACTGAACACTGACCACTGACCACTGGTCACTTTCCATGTCCGACCTGACCGCCGCCATTGAAGACGCCGCCGCTAAACCCCGCAGCGTAGCGATCGACGGCCTCAGCGTGCAGCAGCAGAGCGTGGCCGAAGTGATCGCCGCCGACAGATATTTGAAGGCCCAAGCCGCCGCGGCCCGGCCGCATTTCGGCCTGCGGTTCACGAAACTTGTCCCGCCCGGAGGCGGGAGTTAGTGGGCAGTGGGCAGTGGGTAGTGGGTAGTGGGTAGTGGGTAGTGAAGACAAATAAAACTTCGCGTCTTTGCGCCTTTGCGTGAGACTTCTTTGAAAATGTCTTTTATCAACAAGATCAAACGCCTCTTCCGCTCGGCCGCCGCGCAGGTGATTCACCTGCCGATCCGCGGGCGGTTCGACATCGCCCAGACCAGCGACGGCAACCGCCGCCACTGGGCCGCCGCCGACGGCCTGGACGCCGACTCGGCCCACAACGTTTCCGTCCGCCGCATGGCCGTGCAGCGGTCCCGCATGGAATTGGCCAACAACGGTTTTGGCACGGGCATCCTCCGCACGCATCGCAATTACGTAGTCGGGCGCGGCCCGAAACTCCGCTTGCAGACCGGCAGCCCGGGTTTTAACGCCATGATCGAGGCCCGCTGGAAAGACTGGTCTAAAAAAGTAAAACTCGCCATCAAACTCCGCACCGCCCAGCAGGCCCGCACCCGCGACGGCGAATCCTTCTGCATCTTGCGGGACAATCCCAATTCACTCGACCCGGTGAAGCTGGACCTAAAACTGGTCGAATGCGAGCAGGTCACCACCCCGGGCCTGGCGATGTTCGAGGCGAACCACATCGACGGCATCAAGTTTGACGCCTTCGACAACCCCGAGTATTTCGAGGTCTTGCCCGCCCACCCGGGCGCCGCGCAGTACCTCGCCCTGCAACAGCCCATTAAGGTGCCGGCAAAGTTCATGCTGCACCTGTTCGGTCAGGAGCGGCCCAGCCAGCACCGCGCGATGCCCGAGCTTTCCTCCACACTGGGCAACTTCGCCGGCGGCCGCCGCTGGCGGGAGTCCACATTGCAGGCCGCCGAAAACGTCGCCAACTTCAGTTTGATCGTCAAAACCGAGGCCCCGCCCGAAACCGGACCCGCGCAACTGGTGCCCTTCGAGACGGTCGAGATCGACAAGGGCATGATGACCGCACTCCCCGCCGGCGGGGATGTGTTTCAACCGAAGGTCGAGCAGCCGGCAGCCAGCTATACAGACTTCAACCGCGCCCAGGTCAGCGAGCAGGCCCGCCCGTTGAATATGCCCTACAACATCGCCGCCTGCGATTCCTCGGGCTATTCGTTTTCCGGCGGAAAACTCGATCACCTCACCTATTTCGAGGGCGTCGACATCGAGCAGTCCGAGTTAGAGGACCTCTTCCTGGATCCGCTGTTCGAGGTCTGGTTCGCCGAGGCCGCCCGCGTCTATTCCTGGTACCAATCCTCGCCCCAGGGCAACGTCTATCTGTCCGTGCCCGCCCACACCTGGGACTGGCCGGCCCGCCCGATCATCGACGAGCAGAAGACGGCCTCCGCCCGGCAGACCGACCTGGGCACCGGCGTGAAGTCTTTGCGCCGCGTGCTGGCCGAAGACGGCTACGACTTCGAGGAGGAGCTGATCCAGATGGCCGAGGACTATGGAGTCACCGTGGAGCAAATGCGGGCCAGGCTGTTCGAGACCAATTTCCGCCGCGCCTCTGCCGCCCCGGCCGAGCAGGGGCCGGGAGATGGGAGTCAGGAGACAGGAGCCGGGAGTCAGGAGAAGACTCCGGCCCGAAACGGCAACAACGGCAAATCGAGATTTTAAGTCACTACCCACTACCCACTACCCACTACCCACTGACCACTACCCACTGACCACTACCCACTACCCACTACCCACTTTCATGTCCCGCAGAAAACCCCGCCCCGTGATCAAGGCCGTCGGCCATCGCCCCAAGATCCTCTTCGAGGCCGCGGGCGTCGAGTGGATCCAGGCCGCCGCCGGCGAAGACGGAAAAGATGGCGAGCCCCAGGCCAAGCGGTTCACGATGACGGCCTACACGGGCGGACCGCTCCAGGTAGGTTATTACTCCGCGGCGGTGGTGATCGACCTGGCGGGCCTCAAGGCCGTCGCCCCGCTGCCGATACTGTTCAACCACGATTCGCAAAAGATCGTGGGCCACGCCGAAGAGATTATTGTCGGCGACAAGACGGTAAAACTCTCGGGGCTCATCAGCGGCGCGAGCCCCGAAGCCGATCAAATCACCGCCTCCGCCGCGCTGGGCTTTCCCTGGCGATCGAGCGTCGGCGTGCAGCCCGACAAGCTGGAGTTCGTCGGCGAGGGCGTCGAGACCCAGGTCAACGGCAAGACGTTCACCGGTCCGCTTTACGTGGCCCGCAAGAGCACCCTTCACGAAACGAGTTTTGTAGCGCTGGCCGCCGACAAGAAGGCCACCGCCCAAGTAGCGGCCAAAGCCGCGCATTCATCTTCTTCAAAAGAGGTAAATAACATGAACTTTGAAAAATGGATCGAGGCCCTGGGCTTCAACCCGGCCGACCTGACCGAATCGCAGACCGCCGCCTTGCAGGCGAAATACACAGCCGAGCGAAAGGCGGGAGTCAGGAGTCAGGAGTCAGGAGACAGGAGACAGGAGACAGGAGTCAGGAGTCAGGAGTCAGGAGAATCGGACTTCAATCCGTCGCTGGTGGTGCTGGCCCAGGCCCGCCACGAATCGGCCGTGCTGGCGGCAGTCGCCGGCTATCACGGCAAGATCAAGGAAGAGGACCTGGCCCGCATCAAGGCCGAGTCCCTCTCAGCCAGCCAAAAAATCACCGCCGCGGCCCTGGAGATCAAGAGCGACCGCACTATCGAGGCCCAATTCGCCCGCGCCGAAAACGACGCGCAACTGGCCCTGATCCGCGCAGAGCGGCCCGTCGCCCCGGCCATCCACGCCTCCAGCCGCGACATCTCCGCCCCGATCATCGAGGCCGCCCTGGCCATGTCGGCCGGACTCCATGCGGCAGAGGAGCAATTCGACGCCAAGGTTTTGGAGGCCGCCGATCGGTCTTTCAAAAACCTGGGCCTACAGGAACTGATCCTGATTGCCGCCAACGCCAACGGCTACAGCGGCCGGCAGCGGATCGGCCGCGACAACATCCGCGACGTGATGGAATACGCCTATCCGGTCCGCCCGATCCGCGCGGCGGGCTTCTCCACCGTCGACCTCTCGGGCATCGTCAGCTCCTCCGCCAACAAACTCTTGCTGGACGGCTTTAATACCATCCCACAGACGTGGAGAGAGGTGGCTCAAGTAAAGAGCGTGCAGGACTTCAAACAGGTCACCGCCTACCGACTCACCGCCGACCTGGAATACAAGGAGGTCGGCCCCGACGGCGAAATCACGCACGGCACGCTGGACAGCGAGAATTACACCATGCAGGCGAAAACTTACGCCCGCATGTTGGCGCTCACTAGAACCGACATCATCAACGACGACCTCGGGGCGCTGCTGGACATCCGCAATCGCCTGGGCATCGGGGCGGCGATCAAGATGAACAAGGTCTTTTGGACCTTGTGGATAAACAACAGCGCGTTTTTCACCGGCGAGCGGGGCAATTATCAGACCGGGGCGCCCACCGTACTGGCCGATGCGGGCCTGAAAACCGCCATAAAACTCTTCCGCGACATGGCCGGGCCGGATGGCAACCTGCTGGCCCTGGAACCCGATCGCATCCTGGTGCCCAGCGACCTGGAGGGCACGGCCCGCAAGATCTTCATCTCCCAATTCGGCATCGACACGACCGTCTCCACCAAGCAGTTCCTCTCGAACGTCTATCTGAACCGCTTCCGGCCGATCGTGATCAGCGAATTGGGCAATGCCAACTACACCGGCAATTCGGCCACGGCCTGGTATCTGCTCTGCAACCCGGCCATTTTGGCCACCGCCATCATGTGCTTCCTCAATGGCCAGGAATCGCCCACCATCGAGTCGGCCGACTGCGACTTCAATACCCTGGGCATCCAACTTCGCGGCTATCACGACTTCGGCGCGGCCATGGCCGAATATCGGGCCGGCGTGAAGTCGGTCGGAGCATAGGGAATAGGGAATAGGGGATAGGGGATAGGGGATAGGGAAGAAATTGAAAATTGAAAAACTGACCACTACCCACTGACCACTACCCACTGACCACTACCCACTGACCACTACCCACTGACCACTGACCACTACCCACTGACCACTGACTACTTTTTCCACTCAGATAAGGAAACTCAATCATGGCACAAACCCCCGCAGTCTTTGTCGCGGAAGGGCTTTCCATCCCCTACACCCCCGGCGGGGCCGTCGCGCCCGGCGACGTGCTGGTGCAGGGCAAGCTGGTGGGCATCGCCACCCAGAACATCGCCGCCTCAGCCCTGGGCGTACTTTGCGTTCACGGCATTTTCAACATGCCCAAGGACAATTCGGACATCACGGCCATCGGCACCGCGCTATATTGGGACACCAACGGCTCGCCGGTGGGCGGCACCGCCCTCAGCGGCGCGGTGACCACCACGGCCACCGCCAACCAATTCTGCGGCTGGGCCCTGGAGGTCGCCGGCGTGGGCGTGGGCATGGTCCGCGTCCTGCTGCGCTCGGTCAACGACACCACCGCCATCGGCCTGGACAACCTCACCGACGTGGGCACCATCGCCCACGGCGCGGGCGCGATCATCGTGGGCGACGGCGCGAAGTTCGAGGAAGTCGCCGTCTCCGGCGACGCCACCCTGGCCGCCACAGGCGCGGTGACCCTCAACGCGGCACATCAGGAGCAGGTTGTGCTGGTCCCGATCGCCGCCCTAGGCGCGGGCGCAGACCTCTCGGCCCTGACCGCCTTCGCCCACCCGCGGGCCAACACGCTCACCAGCCTCGGCTACCTGTCCGGCGGCGACGGCGACCTGGGCACGATCGCCGACG